GGGAAATATATTCTATATCTGATTCACTGTTAGAAAAAATGGGGTATGAAGAACCAAAGAGGAATATTTTTGGCAAGATCAAAGATTTTTTTCAACGATTCAAGAAGCAGAAAAAATACCCTGATTTGGTGGAAGTTACCGGGTACGGAACGGTTACGGGGCTGTGCGGCGCGAATTGCCGCCATACAATGCATATGCACTATCCCGGAAACAGCAACCCATACAAGGATTACGACAGCGAAGAAAACAAGCAGAAATATGACCTTTATCAGAAACAGAGGGCAATGGAGCGGCGCATTAGAGATACTAAGAAGCAGATGTATAATATTAAGCACTCTATCAAAACTCTGCATGATGAAGATGTTATTGCCGCAATGAAAGAGGAATTGTCAGAGGTTAAGGCACTGTTTGATAGACAGTTTGGAGAGTATGAGAGATTTTGCAAACAGAATGGCTTACATATCGACCAGGAGCGGCTATATGTCGGAAATCAAAAGGCTGATTTCGGCATGGAGCGGACAAAGCAGGCGAACCAGGGCGCAAGGAGATATAAGAAGGAGAAGGAAGAATGAGGTATTACAGCATATTAAGACCGATATCAATAGGAACGTATCCAAAGCCAAAGGATAATGAGGTTTTGAAGATAAACAATTTTGATAATCGGTCATATTGCAAGGACATTGACCGTGAAGCATGGGGATTCATAGATTATGAGAAGCCGTTGTCATCAGATGATGTAACGAAATATGAACTTGCACCCGAACATTGCTGCGGAACTTGCACATGGTTCAATGGAGAAATCGGGGACAGTAGACAATTTTGTGATGAAAGAGAAATAGAAGTTGGAGAAGACGGATATTGCTATCGGTATTCGAGAAAAACCGCTGAATAATTGGTACAACCCCCGCACGAATCTGTTGTAAAATTGTGGTAGGAGGTAGGGAAGAAAGGAGAATTTCGATGCAGACAATTAAGAATTATATTTGGTTTATAAAGGAAAGCCAGTCATTTATGAAAGGACATAACCCGATTTGGGTTTTCTTACAGAGCATTTGGCGAGGCGTTGGATTTTGCAGAAACATGAATCAGTGGAATAAAACGGAAAAGAAATATGGCGGCGAGGCGGCTTATTGTATGCTTAATCGCACGATGGAGTTTTAGACATGGATAGATGGATTGAATACAACCCAAACCCACGTTCAAGGCGTGTCGGAGACTGCGCCATTCGTGCGTGTTGCAAGGCTACAGGAAAAAGCTGGGATGAAGTATACTGGGATTTATCCAACATAGCTTTTGACATGGCTGACGGGTGCAATTCTTCCAATGCGGTGTGGGGAGAATATCTTAAACGGAATGGCTTTGTGAGAGTAGAGCCAGACTATCCTATGGATGTTTACAAATTCTGCTGCAACTTCCCACATGGTACATATGTGTTAGGACTTGACGGTCATGTGGTGACGGTGGTAGATGGGAAATACTGGGACACATGGGACAGCGGCGGTAAGAATGTTATTTATTTTTGGGAGAGGGTGAATTGATATGTCAAACGAAGATTGCATCAACGATTTGTCAAGGTATAACGGTTATATGTGCTTGAATTCTGCAATGTTTCACACATTAGAAGAACAAACAATATATACGGCGATACGGGCTATTCAAAAGCAAATTCCAAAGAAAATCAATAATAGGTCAGTAATTAAAAATTTTCCTATCTCTGTTCATGGTGATTGTCCGACTTGTGGTAGTAAAAATCTTTCATCAGCAGACACAGATTATTGCAATGCCTGTGGACAGAAATTGGACTGGACAGATGATAATTTGAAAGACTGATTGCAACCACTCCCTAAAATTGCTATAATGAGGGAAATACAGAGCGGAGGTGCGGGAATGGAAATTCCAGTAATAATAGGTTTGTTGGCGATACTTAGCGAAGTTTCGATTTTGGTTTTTATGCTAATGAAAGAGGGGTTTCTTCCGTTTGTCGGTCAATGTGTTTGTGATTTTTATGGAAAGGTTAAGGGAAGATATGGAAAATAGGGATAATGTGAAGGAAAAAGAAAACAGTGCAACAGATGTGTTAGGTGCATTGGTTAAACAGCTTAGAACAATGTGGATAGCTATATTTGTATTGCTGGCTATGTTGTTTATAACAAACGGTATATGGATTTATGTCTTTCAGTCATATGATTATGTCACGCAGGACGGAGATGGGCAGAATTATTTTAACCGTGAAGTCGGAGGTGATGTATATAATGGGGCAGAAGGTCAGGGTAAAGAAGAAAGGAAAATCGAAGGGGACTAAGAAGAAAAGAAAGTAGCGGTGGCATGAGGAAGAAGAAAGAAAAAGAAGTCGAAGGTTTTGTCAAATGGGAATTGGAATTATTTAGAAACGAATGCAATTTCACTCCCGATGAAGCCATGTTCTTTGATTTAAGGAACGAAGGCGACGGAATGAGTTTTGAAGAGATTGCCGGGCAAATGGGCTATTGCATGAATAAAATCAACAAGCTTTCTGAATCTGTTACCGAAAAGATTATAAAAGTATTGCCGCTTAAAGAAGCATTTTTGAAGAAATATCGTGATAAATACGGAGAATAACTGAATAAAAACCGCAACAAAAACGAG